GGAGTTCGGGCGGGGGGGGGGGAAGTGAATCAAATCGCGGACCTCGGCCCCTTGGTCACCTTGATTGCCCTGTGGTCGGGGGTGCTGTTCTGGGCGGTGAAGTGGCTGCTCGACCGCTACGTCAAACACATCGACGGCAAGCTGGACGGCATTCAAAAAGCCAACCGCGAAGGGGGCGACAAAATCGACCGCGTGGAAAAAGACCTGCTGAAGCTGCAAGCCGAACTGCCCCGCGAGTACGTGCGCCGCGAGGACTGGATTCGGTTTAGCTCCAGCATCGACGCCAAACTTGACCACCTGCGCGACAAGCTCGACCGGGTGTTGGAGGCCAAACCCCATGCACGAGATTGATCTGGATAAAGCCCAGCGCGAAGAGACCCGCTGGCGCATTTTGCGGGCGCTGGATGCCGGGCGCCCCAGCGCTGTGGCCGAAACCGTGCTGTACCGCGCTCTGGCCGACATCGATCTGCCCATGACCCCCCACGGACTGCGGCGCGAACTGGATTACCTGCGCGACTGCGGGCTGGTCACCCTGGAGTGCGAAGAAACCCCCACCTGGATGGCCAGCATGACCGCCCAAGGGGTCAACGTGGTGGAGTACGCCACCCCCGCCCCGGCGGGGATCAGCCGCCCCAAAAAGTGGTGGTGAGCGTGCCGCCTAGGTCGAAAATCGAGGCACTGCCCAAGCCGGTGCGCGAATGGCTGGACCGCGCTCTGGTCGAGGGGGGGCATTCGGGGTTTGTGCGGCTGAGCCAGGAGCTGGCCGCCCGAGGTTACAGTGTCGGCAAAACCGCCATTGGTACCCGTAGCCAGATGCTGGAGCGCCGCTTGGCGGCGCTGAAGGCCAGCACCGATGCAGCGAGGCTGATTGCCGAGGCGGCCCCTGACGATGCCGATCACCGCAGTGCTGCGGTGATCGGCTTAGTTCAGTCGGATCTATTCGAGGCCCTGCTGGCGGTGCAAGAGGCCGAAACCGCCCCGCCTGGGGAGCGCCTGAAGCTGCTCAATCAGGCAGCCAGGGCCATTGCCGACCTAAGCCGCGCCAGCCGGGGGCAGAAGGAATGGGAGGAGGAGGTTCGGCGCCGCACGGCGGAGGAGTTGGTCAAAAGGGTCACCGAGGACGCCAGAGGGTCGAACGGCGCGATCACCCCCGACCGCCTGCGCGCGATCATCCGCGAGAGCTACGGCGTGGATGTATGAGCGCCCCCCTGCTCTACCCCTATCAGCAACGCTGGCTGGCCGACCGCACCCGTTTCAAGGTCGGGATGTTCGCCCGTCAGACTGGCAAAACCTTCACGACCACGCTTGAAATCGTGCTCGACTGTGTGCGGGCCGAGGCAGCGGGAAAGCGCACCCGGTGGGTGATTCTGTCACGCGGCGAGAGGCAGGCTCGTGAGGCAATGGAAGAGGGGGTGAAGCGGCACCTTCAAGCCCTTCAAGCCGCCTTCGAATTGGTCGAAATCGACCAATTCGAAGGCGTGCAGATCAAAGCGTTGGAAGTCACGCTGCCAGGTGGGTCGCGCATCACCGCCCTGCCCGCCAACCCCGACACCGCGCGCGGGTTTTCGAGCAACGTCTTCCTCGATGAGTTCGGGTTTCACGCCGACAGCCGCAAGATCTGGACCGCACTGTTCCCGGTGATCTCGGCGGGGTGGAAGTTGCGGGTGGTCAGCACCCCCAACGGCAAAGGCAATAAGTTCTACGAGCTGATGACCGATCGAGACCCCGAATCCCCTTGGTCGCGGCACGTCGTGGACATCTACCAGGCGGTGGCCGATGGCCTGCCCCGCGACATTGACCTGCTGCGCAAGGGGATCAATGACCCCGACGCCTGGGCGCAAGAGTACGAACTCAACTGGCTCGACGAGGCCAGCGCCTGGCTCAGTTACGACCTGATCAACGCAGTCGAACACGACGATGCCGGTCTGCCCGAGAGGTACTTAAACGGGCGCACCTACATCGGCAACGACATCGCCGCACGCAACGATTTATGGTGCTCCTGGGTGTGGGAGCGGGTCGGCGACGTGTTGTGGACGCGAGAGATCGTCACCCTCAAACGGGCCAGCTTCCGCGAGCAGGACCAGACCCTCGACGCTCTGATGCGCCGGTATAACCCGGTCAGGTTGTGCATGGACCAAACCGGCATGGGCGAAAAACCGGTCGAGGATGCCAAGCGCCGCTACGGTGACAGCCGGGTGGAGGGGGTGCTCTTCACCGGCGATGCCAAGCAGCACTTGGCCCACGTCGCGAAAGAGGCGTTCGAAGACCGCAAGGTGCGCATCCCGTCGGGCAACGAGTGGGTGCGTGCCGATCTGCACAGCCTGCGCAAGGTCACCACGGCGGCGGGCAACATCCGCTTCGATGTCGAGGGGGGCGACGGCCACGCCGACCGGGCCTGGGCCGCCTTTTTGGGGATCTATGCCGCGTCGCCCCCGCCGACCGAATACGCCTACACCCCCGCCCCCGGCAAACACAGCCGTTGGGACGGATCTTTCGACGATGACGACGACGACCCGTTGGCGGGCGCGAAAGGGGCCTGGTGATGGCCGATTACACGATCTTCGACCCCTACGGCCAGCCCATCCGCCGCGCCGACGTTGGGGGAGAGCCTCAAACCTCGCAAATCGCGCAAATCAAGCAGGAATTCGAGCTGCACCCAGTGCGGGGGTTGACACCTGCCAAGCTGTCGGCGCTGCTGGAGGGGGCAGAGCGCGGCGACATCGCCCAGCAGTCCGACCTGTTCGCCGACATGGAAGAAAAAGACGGCCACCTCGCCGCCGAGATGGGCAAGCGCCAGCGGGCGGTCCTTACCCTGGATTGGTCGATCACGCCCCCGCGCAACCCTACTCCGCAAGAGGAGGGGGATGCCGCCTACGTCGAAGAGGTGTTGCGCGATTACCCCGATCTCGACGATGTGTTGCTCGGGCTCACCGACGCCGTCGGTAAGGGTTTCGCGTGCGCCGAAATCGAATGGGGACGTTACGGCAGCGAGCGCCTCCCCACCTCCGTCACCCCGCGCCCTCAGCGCTGGTTCTGCCTCGACACCGCGACCCGCTCAGAGATCCGGCTGCGCAACGGCCACAGCCTCGACGGCGAAACACTCAACCCGTTCGGGTGGGTGGTCCACCGCCACCAGGGGCGCAACGGCACACTGGCCCGCGAAGGAATTTACCGCACCCTGGCGTGGCTCTTCCTCTTCAAGAACTACTCGGTGCGCGACCTGGCCGAATTCTTGGAGATTTGCGGCCTGCCATTGCGCCTGGGCCGCTACGAATCGGGGGCCTCACCCGCCGAAAAGGCGACCCTGCTCCGCGCGGTCGTCAACATCGGTCACGCGGCGGCGGGGATCATCCCCAAAGGGATGGAAATCGAATTCAAGGAGGCAGCCAAAGGAGGGGCCGATCCGTTCCTGGCGATGGTCGGGTGGTGCGAACGAACGCAGTCGAAGGTGATTCTAGGGGGCGTCGCCACCAGCGAGGCGACCAATACCGGATTGGGCAGCAATACGGCCAGCGTCCACAACGAGGTCCGGCGCGACCTATTGGTCAGCGACGCCCGCCAGATTGCCGGGACGCTCACCCGAGACCTGATCTATCCGATTTTGGCGCTCAATCGGGGGAGTTCCGATCTGCGCCGGTGCCCTCGGTTCGTGTTCGACACCTCCGAAGCGGAAGATCTGGCTCTGTATTCCGAGGCGGTGCCCAAGCTGGTACAGGTCGGGATGAAAATCCCGGCACGCTGGGCTCACGATAAACTGCGCATCCCCGAGGCCCAGGATGGGGAGGCGGTGCTGTCGGTCGCCTCGACGCCGCAGCCACCGGTCGGTGGCGAGGTCTCGGCCCGAGCGACGCTGACAGGTCTCAAGCAAAATCTGCCCCGCCCCGACGAGCTGATCGCCGACCGACTGGCCCGGCAGGGGCACGAGGCCGTCGGGGTCTGGATGGCCCAGATCGAGCTTCTGCTCGGCGAGGCCGAATCGCTCGAAGAGCTGCGCGGCAAGTTATTGGCAGCAGGTCCAGGTCTCGGGCTTGACACTCTCGCCTCGACTCTGGCCGAGGCTGGGCAAGCGGCGGCGGCGGCAGGGATCTTCGACGTGGTCGAGGGATCGAGTGATTGATTCGCGTCCCTCCAGCGTCTCTGGAGCATTCGCTAAACCGTTCGCCGAACAGGTCGCGTTTTTCCGAGGAAAGCTGGGCAACCTTGTCCCCACCGCTCGGTGGGACGATGTGTTCAAAGGCGAGCACGACCGTGGGTTCATGGTGGCGGGTGCGCTGCGTGCCGATCTATTGGCGGCGCTGGCTGGGGCTGTAGATCGAGCCATCGCCGAGGGCCGCAGCCTGGATGGGTTCCGCCGCGATTTCCGCGACATCGTCACGCGGATGGGCTGGCACGGCTGGACAGGCGAAGACAGCGGGGCAGGCCAAGCGTGGCGCACCCGGATGATCTACGCCACCAACGCCTCGACCGCCTATGCCGCTGGCCGTCTCGCGCAACTGCAAGACTTCCCCTTTTGGGTGTATCTGCACAGCGATTCGGCGCTCAATCCGAGACCGCAGCATCTGGCCTGGAACGGGTTGACACTCCCCAAGGATCACCAGTTTTGGGCCACCCACTACCCACCCAACGGCTGGGGCTGCGGGTGTCACGTGGCAGGCGCACGCTCTGCGGACGGGGCTCGCCGCCTGGGCGGTAACCCCGATAAGGCGATCCCAGACGGGTGGGACCAAACCAGCGACAAAACAGGGGAACCGCCAGGTATCGACCGGGGATGGGGCTACAAGCCCGGCGGGGGGGCGGTCGATGCGGTGCGATCTCTCGCCCCGAAGCTCGACCAGCTCCCGCCCCGACCAGCCATCGATCTGATTCAGAGCTGGCTGGCCGCCGACGTTTTCGACCGTTGGTATCGCGCCCCCTCGGGGTCTTTCCCGTTGGTGCGACTGCCGCCGGAGGACGCAGCGGCCCTGGGGGCTCAGGAGGGGGTGACGGTGGCCCACCTGTCAGCGGACAGCGCCCACAAGCAGATCGACCGTCACCCAGAATTGACGGCCCAAGAGTATGCGCAGGCTCAGGAGGTGGTGGATAGAGCGACCTGGAAAGTCGTAGAAAAGCGCAGCCTTATTTATATAAGGGAAGACGAAGTGGGGGGACTGATTCTAGTGGTCAAGACCACCACGACCGGGGGCGGGCTGTGGGTGACCAGTTATCGGCGTTTGTCGGCCGACGCGGCCAAGCGGGATCGAGAGATTCAGCGGCTGCGAAAAAAGCAGGGGCGCGCCTGATCGCCCCCATGGGGTTCGCGTGGCGGGCTCCCGTCACCGCCACCGGGCCGAGGCCCCGACCGGTGAGTGTCCCGGTCACCTTCGGGCGTCAGGCGCGCCCTCAGCAGATCGCGGGGAGATTTTGCCGCGAACCCAAGGGGCAATATAAATGATCCGCATCGAAATCGACACCCCGCCTGTTGTGGCGGCGCTCGAACGTTTGGCCCGAGCCACCACCGACCTAAAACCGGTCATGCAAGACATCGGCGAGGCCCTGGTTGTATCGACCAAGCGCCGCTTCACAACCTCCACCGCACCCGACGGATCCCCCTGGCCCGACAACAGCGACACGACGGTGCTGTTGTTGTTGCGCCGTCGCGGCGGACTGTCGAAACACAAAACAAAAGGGGGGGGGCGCAACCTCACCCGCAAGGGGGTCGGCCTGTTGGCCGACAAAAAACCACTGATCGGCGAGAGCCGTCGTCTCGGTCGGGAAATCCACGCCCGCGCCACCGCCGTCGAGGTGGTGATCGCCTCGGGTCTGGAGTACGCCGCTGTGCAGCAATTCGGGGCCAAAGCCCGCTCGTTCGCGGGCGGCAAAAGCCCCTGGGGCGACATTCCGGCCCGTCCCTTTTTGGGGGTATCGCGCCAAGACGAGGGGACAATCCTCGATGTGGTGCGCGACCGGCTGACCGACGCGCTCAAAACCGCGATTTAAGCAAACAAAAAGGCATAGAGGCACCTAGGGTATATCGGCAACCCTAAAAAGACGTTTTGAAGGGCGTTGAAGGGGTTTTGAAGGGGGTACGGATGCACCCGAAACCGCGCCACCACTGCAACTAATATACAGCCCGCCCCAGATCCCACCCGGAACCCCCTCCCATTAACCGCCGCATGCTGGTCCGCAAGGATACCGGCATGACGACGATCTCCTCTCACTTCGCGACGCCTCACACCCACCGGCCCCCCCAGGTCGGGGGGCGTCGCGGCTTTGTCGCCCGCGTCGAATACGCCGTCGCCGTCTGCGGCGCTGCCATCGACGACCGAGATCCCCCGTCCGAAATTGTCCTGATTCCCGCCGGACCGTTCCGCGCCCGAGAGGGCGACGGGCGGCCCAAAGATGCCCCCCACTGGTATCTGACACCCGACCGCGCCCGAGCCATTGCCTCTCGGTGGGCGCAAGCGTCTGGCGACATGCCGCTCGATTAC